AGGAAGTACGCTACAGGCTGGCGCTGGAAAAGCACCGATGCAAGAGTTTGCACAACGTGGTGTTGATGTTCTTGGAAAAGATAAGGATTTGTTGCCGTTAGGCTATAGACAGGCAGTTATTGCTGGTAAAATCGGTGCAGGAACTGCGTTAGCTGCTTTTAGCCCAACCGTTGTTTTTCCTCTGTTAATTGCTTCTGGAATATCTTATAAGTCTGCACAGGCTTTGATGAAAAACCCTTCTGCTACAAGAAAAGCAGTAGAGGCAGCCATACAAAAAATAGGACCTCAAACAGCAACGGCAATCATTGCTAACGCAGAAAAACAACAAGCTGCACAGCCGGAGTAACTATGAGCGAACCAGTCACTCAAGTTGCCAAGGCTGCTGTCGCTGGCATCAAAGAGGCATTGGCGGTAGGTAAGGAACTGGAGTCAGTCACCAAGGACATCCAAGACCTTGGCAAGGCTGATGTGCAGGCCAGAGCCGCCTTCCGCAAGAAGCAGCTAAACAGGCCCAAAGACACCTCTGTGTTCTCTGCCGTTGAAGAATGGCGTGGAGTCTACGAAATTAAGAAGATAGAAGAAGAACTCAAACACGACATCATTGAGAAGCACGGCCCTGCTGCCTGGGCTGAGATAGAAGTCATTAAAGAGCGCATATTAAAAGATAATAAAAACCTAACTGACGAGTACGGCAGAGACCTAAAGAAACTGGCTGAACTGAAGCTGTATTGCTTCTTAGCTGCTTTGGTGCTAGTTAGCTTTGCCTATGTAGTCGGTTATAAACCCTAAGGAACCCTATGCTATCCCTTATATCCTCCGCTATCGGCTTCTTTGCCTCTGGATTGCCACAGGTACTGAACTTCTTCCAAGACAGGGCTGACAAGGCTCAGGAACTTAAACTAGCCCAGATACAGACTGAGCGTGAACTAGCACTGGCAGAGAGGGGCTTTTTAGCCCAACAGAGGGTCGAGGAGATCAGGACAGACCAGATTGCCCTCCAGACCGATGCAGACCGCCAGGGAGCCGCTTTAGAGCACGACAAGGCTATTATGAACAACGCCTCTAAGTGGGTGGTCAACATGAATGGCATCGTAAGGCCTGCTGTGACCTTTATCTTTGTGCTAGAACTGGTTTTAATCAATATTGGTCTAACCTACTTCCTGCTACAGGGCGGGTTAGGCAGTATGAACGTAGAGCAGTTTATCGCAGCTACGGATGTTATCTTCTCTGAAGATGAGATGGCTTTACTGTCAGGAATCATTGCTTTCTGGTTTGGTTCTCGTCAGTGGGGCAAGAAGTGAATGTATCAAAAGAGTGTATAGAGGGCATCAAAAAGGATGAAGGAGTTAGACTTCGTCCCTATCGCTGTCCTGCTATATTGTGGACTGTTGGCGTTGGTCATGTTATTGACCCTAATCATATAAAGGTAAAATTAGATGAACGTAAAGGACTTGCAATCCCTGATGGGTGGGATCGAACTCTCACAATGGACGAAGTCAATGGAATCTTGGCAGCAGACTTGGCTGTCTTTGAACGAGGCGTGCTTAGACTATGCCCTCAAGGACTTACCCAAGGCCGCTTTGACGCATTGGTCAGCTTTAGCTTCAACGTTGGCCTCGGCAACCTCCAAAGAAGCACAATAAGGATGAAGCATAACCGTGGCGACTTTGAAGGCGCTGCGGAGGCTTTTATGGCATGGACAAAGGCTGGTGGTAGGGAACTCCCCGGCCTTGTCAAACGCCGTAAGCACGAAAGAGAGATGTACGAGAAAGAATAAAAAAAGAGCCTCCGAAGAGGCCCGTTAAGTACTACACCCTAGACTACCAAAAAACCATTATTCTGAGGATGAACAGGTCAATGACGACACAATGTTCGTCTTCGAAGTCATCAACGTATTCAAACCCCAACATACAACCACCAATGATGTGCAGTAATACTGTCATGTCAGATCTCGCAGTGCCCAGCAACGCAGGCTAATGTTTGTGCGCCTTCGACATTGTCTTCTACTTCGACTAAGTCGTCCCATTTAATATCTTTAGGCATCTTAGAGAGCATCTCTTCGTACTGCTCTTTACTGCATTCCTCATAAGGAGCCTGCCGGTATGTGCCACCAGCCCAAGGCAGGAAGGATACACCAGAGATTTCATCGAAGTTCCTGAACACCCAAGCCCCTACGTCCATCCATTCATCTTCTTTGACTGAGATGGTCACAGATGGCTTATGCTCACACCAGTGCCGCTGATACATCATCCAGACATCGAGGTGCTCAATTGCTGTTAGATCATCACGCAACCGTGCTCCTTCGGGAGCCTTCATCGGAAATGAGAAGACTACTGTGCTGTCTGGTCGCATTACGCAATCTTCGGCAGGAATACCAGCAGAGGTTAGAAAAGCCGAGAGAGGGTCTTTCTTATCTCCACGAACACGGCGAATATAATACTGGCTATGTCTAGCATGAATACCAGAGGCGCTATCAACAAGTTGAGAGACAGTGCCGCTAGGTTTGACACAAGTAATCGCAGCAGACTGAGGAATTCCCAACCGTGCTGCAAGGTCAGAGTTGGTATCAACGGCGACTTTCCGTAGTTGTTCAAGAGCCTTCGCAGTGCTGTCACTTACCTCTCCCATCCATTTGTTATCTAAGATACCCGTCAACGATACACCTAAGAGGCGCTCTTCTTCGGTGTTCTTCTGCCACACCTTACGCAGGTAAGGGAAGTGCGTCATCGTAGACTGGAATGTGCCTAGAATCGTTGCTATCCTAATTTTGTTAGATAGTGATTCAACGGTGTCTTCTGCCCGTACAACGACCTCTGTGAGGTTACAGAACTGATATGGTCGAAGTATGATTTCGCTACAGGGGTTAGTTCCGAAGTCGTAATTCGGATCACGTCTGCCGTTCTTTGCAGCTTGACTCTGACTTGCTTCTCGTGAGAAGATTCCTCGCTCTCCAGAGTGACTGTTGTATAGACTTGTCCATTCTTGGAGAAACTGTCCAATATCTGGTTTAGAGTTATAAGTTGCTGAGTTGTTAGCGAGTGCCCTATGTCCATTTTGTTCCCACCAGTTTCCAGATTTACAAGACCGCATACGGTCATCCTCAAGGTCCGACAGAGAAATCATTGCACTCCTGCGTACCCCACCGACAACAACAACTTCCCCGATTTTACAGAGAATATCATGACACTCGATTGATGTAAGTTTTCTACCAACTGCTCCTCTAAATTTGGCAATAGTGAACTTAAAAAGTTCATCCAAAGGTCCGGGACCAGAGGCACGTCCTCCAAAAGTTTTGAGTCTGGCTCCAGCAGGTCTAATTCTGCTAAGGTCGTATCTTGCCACTTCCCCAGAGTATAGTAAAGCGATGAGTTGGCGTAATGCCTTGGCCCATCCTTCTTTAGAGTCTGCAACCGAAATAGTAGTTTGAGAATCAAACAACTGATCTGGCACTTCAGGTAACTGATCGACATATTTGTGCTCCACAGAAAAGCCTACACCAGTACCACAGAGTAGGATGTACATGGCCTCATCAAAGGCTTTAGGGTCATCAACGGGTAGATAAGAACAGTTGTAGCCAGCGGTGTTGTCCCGGTCAAGGGCCTTACCTGCGGTCATGATAGCCCTCATAGAAGGCATCACTTCTAGGTTCTTGACTGCGCTTATAAGTTCTAGGCGTAGGTCATTGTTAGGACTCCACTTGTAGTTCTTATCTAGGTGGTCAAACATAAAAGCAAAGTAACGGTCTACTGACTCGTCCCAGTGCTCTCGGCGGTTTTGCTCAGGGATGAACCGGCTGTACCGGCTCTTGGCAATAAAGGTGCTATAGGGTGTCATCTAAGTCTATCTCCAATTCATCAAATTTATCTTCTATCTTATCCGCAAACTTCTCTATTAGTTCTTCTGAAGAAATATCTAGCACTTCCAAGATTGTAATTTCGTCTAACTTCTTCATTCGTTCCATTATATCTCTAATCGTCAACGACATAATCTCTTCAGTGCTTCATTAAGCCCTGCCTCCCAGTTAGTATAAGGTTCGTAACGTATAAGTTCCATTGAGTCGTACCAATTAGTCTTGTCTTTAACAGCAGGAAGATAAAACCACCCCGTTTTTGACGTAGAGCCAACTAAGTTCAATGTCCTTACCCCAAGTGCTCCTGCTAAGTGTGCTACGCCAGTGTCAACAGTAACGACTGCCTTCAATGACTGTATCTTCTTAGCCGTTTCAAGCCAACTTCTACCATCTAAGTGCTCTGGCATAAAATCGGGCTGAATCTGTAATGATACCACTTTGTGCTTCTTTGTCAACTGATTATAGAACTTTTCTGCTAAGTTTCTAGGAATAACTTTGGCACTGGCATTCCAGGAGTCGTTATCGCTGTACCAGCAAAACCCTATCTGGCTAGTCTTCCTGATGCCTTTGAACTTGAAGTAGCCCTCGCTCTTGTACACAGGATCGCCGTCATTCATAGGGAACTTGTTGTACTGCAGCAACAGAGCCGGTATAGACATTACCTTGACCCGCATTGCCGGCACTTGGCAGTTCTCATCAGCTAGGACACCATCAACACCATCGAGCGAGGCTATTAGGTTCATCAGTGGCTTTTGCATATAGACACTA